AACTCTTTCACCCCATTTCTTTCCCTGACGTCTTCAACTCTTACTTGGAAGGTTAGGCCCATATAGTTGACTACGGCCTGTTTATTCAGATATTTCATTGATTCTTTTGTTGTCATATGCTTCCTTTCTTTTGAGGGTGTAAACTATTTGTGCTTTTGGATCGTCTTCAGGTGCAATTTGTATTGCAAAACATAATTCCCCTGACGACATGAAAAAGCACGAATCTTTTGCTTTTGGAAATTCTAGCCACGACATATCACTAAACATAATACTATTTTTTTGCTTAATTCTTACTTCTCTAGGAACACCTATTGCTTTGTGACCATACGAATGTTGATTCATAGTCCAAATAAATTTATCAGCATTTTCTTTTAGTTCAGTAATTGTCATTTTGTAGCCTCCTTTGTTGGTTGAATTGGGCAGGGGTGCCATTTCTTCGCATGTGTGTAACACATGGAAATGATTAGGATTAGTGCGATTAGTTTTTTCATAAGTCTCCTTTAGTTTATAGTTTATGGTTTACACTAAACATTTTAATTCTCGTCACACACAGCAACGCCGTGTGAATAATTCGTCTCGTCCAGAGGCATGGAGGAAATGAAGAGCTGACAGCCGCGTGGGTCAGGTTGATAAAACCAATTTATGCGGTTAGCCTCGCATATTTTGCGGATAGTTTTAAAAGCACCGCTCTCTCTGTCTGCTATTTTATATTCATGACGCTTCCAATTCGAATCAAACCAAACTCTCATCGGGACGTTTGAATCTTCATTGCGCTCGATCTCGCCATTGCATTCATGTTCAGCCCAGCGATGCAATGTCATTTCAGCTCTGCGAAGCGATGCTACATCATCAAAGTCTAATGCAATGTTGCGGTTTAAAAGCTTGCTTCTTAACATGCTTATTTTTTGTCGTGCTTTCATAATAGTGTTTCTCCTTTATTCTTCTGGATGTTTTGAATTAAAAATTTTATCAGCTAATTGTAAAAACTGAACGGTTTGTTCCTTTGTAAGTCCATTATGTTCAGCAAACTTTTCATGAGACAGATAGTTATTTATTCTATCTAAATAATATTCGATTATTACCTCTCTTAATTCTCGCATAAATTCTCCCTTATTAATATCTTTCTTTGATTAATTTTTTAATTTGTCGGATATTTTATCCTTAATCATCGAGAAGCACTTGAAAAAGAGTTTGAAGTGTCTTAGCTTTATCTTGCGATACACAAGCACAAATTACGTCAGAGCCGCCGTCCCTTAAGTGGGCAAACACCGTCCACTCTACACCAATACAATTTTCGTATGTTTCCCAGTCAGAGCAATCTTCAGTAACAACCGTTTCTTTATATAACCCCTTTTCGGGATCATCAAAGATTAGTGTTCGGTAAACCTCGATTGCATCATAGTTATTAAAATTCATATTTCCCCCTTTTTAGTCGACATATATGATATAAAACAATTCATGTCCATTAAATTGTGAAACCTTGACATCTAAAATCAAACTAATGTGCTTTGCTAACTCTGTAACCTGTGCCATTGATGATGTTATAAAAGCTTTCATGTCGTCCCCTAAACAATACCCTTGCACATGTCATGCCAAACATCAAGTGTAATTAAATCAACTAGTTATATTATTATCATTTTGATAATGCGTCATAGTCTCCAACAGGTGTGTTGTATTTAACGCATATAGATCAAGGGTTTACACACCACATTTTTGAAACATAAGCAAAAGTAGTGCCAAACGCATATTTGATGAAAATATTTATTTACCTTATATATCATACACTTAACCTTGATTATGTGCAATTATCAAAATGATAATACTTGACAAGCTATCCAGTCTCGTGTTATGATTGGGGGGACTTATGGGGGGGTAGATGATAAGTACTCTTTTAATAAGTATGACACAATCACGAATGAAGTATGAGTCAACTGTATTCACCCCACACAAGTCAAGCCGTGAATACGAATAAGTATTAATAGAGTAATCAGTATTTAATAAATTAGTCATAGCTGCGTCGTGTTCAATTATCATATGCAATTGACTATGCAGTCAACCAAATAAAATAATATCATGGGCAATAATCCAATTAAACAAAAGATTGAGGAAACAGTCTTTGCACACAAACTCCTAGAACATGGAATGAATGCAAAAGCAGCTATGCGAGATATGAAACCGCAGCTGGCTGAGCATTCGGCTGAGGTTCAAGCGTCAAGAATGTTAAGTAGGGTGGAAAAATCAGGTGCGATTGAGAATCTTATGGGTGGGGTTCTAGCTTCATGGGAGAACGCTACACAAAAAGCTATCGCACGCGCTCACGAATGGCTAAACAGCACGGACGTGCGATTGCACACAATGGCAATGAAATATCTCAATGATCTTGGCAAGATAGTTGCACCTGCAAGCGGTGGACCAAAGACAGCAATCCAGCATAATAAATACATACTTCCCAAAAAGTAAACAATATCAGACACTTATGATTGATATGCAAAAAGCTTGCCTAATTAGTGGCACAGTGATTGCAATTGCACATGATATGCCAACACACCCCCCCTACCCCCGAACGTGCGAAAACGGTCAGGTCAGGTGCGATAAAAATTAATAATAGATTTCTTAGGAAATACAAACAGGAGGCATTATGCCAAAGAATAAAGATTTCAGTGGAAGTATGGTTACAGACGACGAGCGAAAAAGATTATCAAGTGGTTCCCAGGGGGCCCTGGGCCGTGCGGCAATGGGATCACCTATGACAGAGGATGAGACAAAGACAATGGCTAATGAAATTAGGGAGATGCGTGGTAGACCCATGTTTGGTTCAACTTCCCTTGAACGCGAATTATATAAAATTAAAAATGGGAAATAATACGTGGAAAACTATAAAGCATTCAGCTATCTATCTGGAATAATTATAGTTTCTACTGATCCCACGATCGCGAATGATCTAGATCTGAATGAGCAATGGGTGAAGTACAGTCACACTCACCCCACCCTCGCACATGTTCACTTCTCGCACGACCTAACGAACACTATTCGCAAGGACGGGCTACCCAAGCATGTGCAAAAATACCTACTGAGTATTAATAATAATTAATAATATATATATATTATATAATAATTAATTAATGCTTATGGGGTGAATAAGTATAATATATAATAATATTAATAATTAATACTTGATTAATAATATATTATAATATAATACTAATTACACAGATTGCAGAAAGAATCTCAAAATAATCCTTTTTGCACATACCACTGGAAACAGGGATAGGGCAAATCCGAACGCTATAGGGGTAAATTAGCGAGATCTACCTCCAAGGTATACCCAAGCATACCTTAATCCGAGATCGTCGCTTATAAGTCATTTAAATGCGTTTAGTGAGTATGTGTAATTGTAAAATTTTGTAAAAACTTGACAAGTGCAAAAAATTGGAGTACTATATGCCTAAAGAGTTAGAAAAAAAGTTAATGAAAGAGGCGAAAGCCAAAGGATTAAGTCAAGAACGTGCAAATGCTTACACATATGGAACTTTAAGAAAGACAGGATGGACACCGAACCGTTCGGCCAAAAATCATGAGAAAAAGGTTTGTATGGCCGATTATGAGAAAAAAGGCTGTTAAGTTCGGCCTTAGGTTTAGTCCAATAAGTTATGGGCGAACTAATACGAATAGCAGAATATTTACAAATTAAGCACTACCCTCAGTATTGTTGGGTTGAAGAGCGTACTCGCTTTATTCCCCTATATAGTGGAATTTCTTGGAATTTTCTTGAGGATGGGCACGGCTACTCATTATTTTTTTAAAAATACTTGACAAAGTATTAAAGACATGGTATTATTTAGCATTAGGTGATTAAACCACACGGGAGTCCGCATAATCGGGCACTGTCAAATCAGTTCTCACGCGGCTCCCTTCACCCCACCCCACAAATCAAATATGAGCATGACGCCGGTATTCGAGAAGTTTTATGAGGAATTACAAGGATATGTGGAATCCAACAAATCCTCAGACTACATCGAAACCTTCTTTAAAGAAAAGTGTTTAGAGATGGGTCCCTACGAAAGACTCAATAATCTCTATCGCATCCGACCAAAAAGACCAGTCGTAGGAGAACCCTCCCGACTTCAGTTCTTCCGGATGAATAAAATGCAGGATCACTATTGGCATCATAAGACCAATCGTGACTTAATACTAAAAATGAGGCAAGGAGGCGTAACAACGTTTTCTTGTCTTTTAGGTTTAGATAAAGCTTTATGGGAACCTGGAACACATTCCGCTGTCATGGCCCACGTACGAGATAACGTCAAGAAATTCTTCAGAATTAGTAAAACTGCATTCACCCAATTCCAAAAAGATTGGGGTGCTTTCTATCCGGTAACGAATACACGTGATAACGTTTCAGAACTGGGAATTAAAGAGACTGGCTCCGAATTAATCGTTTGCACCGAATCAAAGGGACTAACTTTAGACTTTTTGCACATATCAGAAGCAGCATTCGTAGAAGACTCCCGTATCTCAGAATCAATTGAATCCGTTCCGCTTTCCTGTCAAATTATTATGGAGACAACTCCTGATACAGCATCCGGAATGTTCTATGATCTTTGGGATCTTTACTTTAAAGGTGATACTTGTTTATACAAAGGTCATTTCTATCCTTGGTGGTTTCAGTATCCAGAAGAGGAAGATCTACCACAACTAATTGCAACGAAGGATTTTAAATTTACAGACAAAGAAGAGGTCTTGGTTCGAACCCACGATCTTACTAAAGAACAGATCCTTTGGAGACGCCTAAAGATTTCAGAATCCGGTGGAGACGAAGGCGAGTTTTTGCGTAAGTATCCTGAAGACCCTATGACTTGTTTTCTATCCGGATCTAATTCAGTATTTGCAGCGGAAACACTTGCTGCTTTATGGAAAAATGAACGAGCACCCGCTTTTATTGGAGATATTCTCCTCGTATGAAATTAAAACTAATTAGTCGAGATCCAGGAAAAAGCCTGAGAGATTTTTGTGGGTTACGTATTTGGCAGAAACCTAAAGAGGGCAGTGTCTATGCAATCGGAGTCGATGTGGCAGAGGGCGTTGGTGGTGATGCTTCGTGCATCAGTGTGCTTGATTGTCGCACAGGTATGCACGTGGCTAGCTATTGGAGTAATCTTATCGATACCGATAACTTTGCTGTGGAAGTCTATAAATTGGGTAATTGGTATAATCGCGCATTCGTCTGCATAGAATCAAATAACCACGGACACGCAGTTATCTCAAACCTGACTGGGGTGGTAGGAGGTCTAGCCTACCCCAATCTCTATAAGCGTATAAAGTATGATGAGTATACGCAAAAGAGGAGTAAGGTGATTGGGTTTGATTCAAGACAAAATACTAAACCCTTTTTAATTGAGAATTTAAAGTCAGCCCTAAAGATGGGCGACTTAATTACACAAGATCGATATACTATCCAGGAACTGGGTAATTTTGTTAGAGACATTAAGACTGGACGATTGGGAGCCAAGGGTAATGCACATGACGATAGAGTGATGTCCCTTGCCCTTGCTTGGGAACAAGCGAGGTTGGTTCGTGAGGGAGAAAAGACAACTCATGACTCGGATGTTCCGGTTATGAGATTTGATCCCCACACCGGTTTTCCTCTTGGGGAATCTTTTCAAGAATCTGATTCATTTTTTTAAGGATACTTTGTGGCACGAAAGAAAAAAGACATTATAACTTCTAAAGACTCTAAAGAGTCTTCTACCGAGTCCGTAGAGTCTCAAGAGGAGCGAGCGGTGCGCTTAGTAGTAGCTTCAAAGAAAGAATCCGTTCTCTTCTACGAAGATAAGTTTAAGTTGTTTAATTATTTTGATCGCCTATATATGAAGGGTGCAGCTAAAACTAATGTACCCTATGGTCGTGCTAATCTTGAGTTACCGCTGGCCTTTCAACAGGTTGAACCTTTTGTATCTCAAATGACAGAAACCATGTTAGGTGAAGTTCCCTACTTATCCTACTCTGGTCGTGGACCCGAAGATGATGCGGTTGCAGAAGAAATTACTGATTTTACTCAGTATCAACTTGACTGTGGTAATTTTCTACCTGCTTGGGTTTCTTGGTGTCGAAATCTTGGTAAGTATGGTACGTCTGTCATGAAATTGAATTGGGAAGTTGACTCAGTGGAGATTACCTCTGAGGAGGATTTGACTTTTACCATTGTAAATCCTGCTACGGGCCAGCCAGAAGAAATTACAAAAACAGAAACTAAAACAGAAGATTATGATAAGCATGATGGCCCCGTATTCTATAATGTTTCTCTATTTGATTTCTTTGTTCCTCGATCTGCGACGTCCTGTGATGTACAGAAAATGCCTTGGGTCGTACATCGTGTCTATAGAACCCTAGATCAGTTATTAGATAATCCAAACTATGATCGTAACAGAGACTGGATTAAGAAACTTATTGCTGAACGAGATGATGATGAATTAGACCCCTCCATGAATGTTGGATCAGGAATGGAAGAGGCCAAACGCGTTGAACAAAGTCAAAAAAATTCGTCCAAAGGCAACAAAAAATATGCAGGTCAGGTAGAAGTCCTAGAGTGGTGGGGTGACTATAAGTTTTCCCCTAAAGAACGGGCTAAGTCTGCCTTAATTGTTGTTGCCATCATTGAGAATGAACAAATTTTACTGCGTTTAGACGAAAACCCATTTCGTTTTAAATTTAAGCCGTTCCTCATGGCTAATGATTATCCCATTGAAGGTGAGCCATATGGATATGGAGAATTGCACCACATTAAAGGACTTATTGAAGAATCCACAGCTCTTAGAAATGCTCGATTGGATGTTGCAAATATTTCCCTCAATCGAGTTTGGCTCGTTGAACGGCAAGCTGGTGTTAATCTTCGCGAACTCTACACAGCCCCCAACAAAGTTATTCTCACGAATGACTTAAATGGTATTCGCCCCATGGATATGGGCCAGGTTACAGCTTCTAGTGTTCAAGAACTTGCACGCATTGATTTTGATATTCAGAACACTACTGAGATTATTAACCCTCGTCAAGATGTATCTAATGTTGGAGCTGCCTTTGGATCGACAGCTACAGGTGTTAACTTCTTAAGTGGTAAATCGAATTTACGTTTAATGACAAAAGCTCGTCTACTACAGGATACTTTTTTTCGTCCTTTAGCAGACATGTTGAACTGGTTTAATCGTGATCTCGTTACAGACGATATGTATTATCGTGTCAACGGTGAAGATAGTAAGAATCCTTATCGTACTATTTCACCTGATGCGTTCTTAACTCGTGTGGATTATAAGGCATCCTCTTCCCCGGATAAATTGAGTTTATCCCAGAGACGGGATAATATGTCTTACTTACTTCAGACCCTTGCTCAGATTGAGAAAGTTTCTCCAGGAACCAATAATTGGCCTGAGCTTTTGAAGGATATTCATAAACTGGCGGGTCATCCACACCCTGAGAAATATATTCTGCCAGCACAGACAAAAATTTTTCAAACACCACAAGGACAGGTGTTAGATACTAAAGGACAACCTGTACAGGTTGTTCCAGTGGACGAACAAGGACAGCCCTTGCCAACTCCACCACCACCTTCAATGTAAGGAGTAAGCATGGAAAACTCTGAGGAGTTCGACGAGATCAAGGATTTGCGTCGAGGTACCATGAAATTACAAGCCGTTGTAGAATTAATACAACAACCCGGCTGGAAAGTAATCGTTCAGCATTTTGAACGAGTAATTCAAGCGGTCAGCGATCAACTTGATATTGAAGATAATTTTGAGAAAATTAGACGATTGCAGGAACGGAAACGTGCCTACAAAGCTATGTTAGAGACGGTTGCTGCACTCTGTGAAGAGCACAGCGAAGCAATATTACGTCTCGAAAACATGGAATTAGAAAAACAAGAAAGAGACCAATTCGGTTTATAATCGAAGTCTCAAGGAGAATAAAATGAACGATAATCCTGAATTAGAAGCCGCTTCTGAGGAAGTGGGAACTTCGGAATCAACGCAGGAATCGACTAACACAGAAGTCTCAGAGAGTACTGAGGAAACTTCACAGGAAGCAACTTCGGAAGAAGTTACTCCACAAGAGGAATGGTTAATTCCCGGCCGATTTAGAAAGGGCGAAGAAGGCAAATTGGTCGAAAGCTATCGGAATATGGAATCAGAATATTCCCGTCGCGGACAGGAACTCCATACCTTGCGTCAACAGGCAAATCAACCAAAGGTTGATCCTGAAGAACGAACACGCCGCTTTGCCGAGGACGTAAAAGTAGACCCCGTTAATGCTATTGAAAAAATTATTGATAGCAAAACAAGAGGGATTGCAGAACAAGTCGAACAAGCTAAGTTTGAGGCAGCTTTCCAACAGAAAATGAGTAATAAACACTTTGCTGAGTTAGAACCAGTAATGACAAATATTGCTCAACAACTGTCCCCCATGCTTACACCAGAACAAAAGAGAGATCCACAAATTCTCGATTGGCTCTATTATATCGCTAAAGGCGTAAAGGCTGACGAGAACGCAAATAAAGCAGAACGATCTGGGGTGAGAAAAGGCGAAAAAGCTGCTCTTAAAAAGAGTAAGGCTATGGTCGAAGGTTCTTCTGGATCACAAGGTCATACTAAACGTTCCTTTGATACTCTAACTAGAGAGGAAATGAGAACGGAGCTTGCAAAAGGGCGACTCCAGGACTAACCTCTCGTAACACAGGAATAACTAATGGAAACGACGGTTACCCTAGCTAATAACCTACATACCTACTATCATAAAGGTTTGCTGGATACAGCTAAGAAAAATTTAAAACTTTGGTCACTTGGGAAGCAAAAACTTCACCCCAAAGGAAACGGTGTTGATTCTTATATGCTTAAATTTGGGCATGTGGCTTCAAGCACTTCAGAATTGACAGAAGGTGTTGTACCTTCTTCTGCTAGCATTGCAACGAACAAATATACAGTTACTGTTAAACAATATGGTCAACATATTCTTTTGACAGATAAACTGATTATGACGGCTATTGATCCTGTTTTGGATGATGTAGCTGAAGAGCTTGGCTATACTGCTGCTTTATCAACAGATAATATCATTCGTGATCATCTTATCGCTAATGCTACATCTAGTATTCAGTATACTTCTACTGCTGTCTCTGATGCTACTGTAACAGGAACGATGACTTTCGTTGCACGTGATGCAATTAAGGCAGTTCGTGAATTGGACGCTCAAGATGCTCCATCAATCGATGGTGATTATGTTTGGGTTGTTCCTTCTCGTGTTGCTCAAGACATCATGGCAGATACTTCTGCTGGTGGATTTATTGAGTTGAATAAATATGTTGCTGGTCTTGCTGATAAACCTCTTAATGGCGAAATTGGTAAAGTTTATCAAGCTCGCGTTGTTAAGAGCAATGCTATGACTTATGCAACTAACGGTAGCTCTGTGAATGTATATCGCACATTCATGCTTGCTAAGGATGCTTTTGCTTGCACCTCATTTGATAAGGATCATATTGACTTGATCGTTAAACAAGTGGGTTCTGCTGGTACTGCTGATCCATTGAATCAAATCGCAACTGCGGGCTATAAGCTTCAGTTCGGAGTTAAGTATGTTGGGGGTTCTTTCTCTAACCACAA